CGGGTGCTTTTGTAGACGGAATCATGGAAGGAGTTGAATGGATTTGGGATAACGGTATCCTAAAAGCACAAGAAATTGAACAGTTCGAGACTGAGATCAAGAGAGCTCCATCTAACCGCTTAGCGGAAACACAGATGAAGATCTTTAAGGATTTCCTCTCTAAACTTTAACTCGTTAAGGAGTATATTAACATGTCAGATAATTTAAATCAAGACATTGACATGGATCTCCAGGATGAACTCGTTGAAGATTCAGTTGAAGTTTCAAGCGAGGAACTGGAAGAAGCAAAAGATCAAGCTGAAGTTCCAAAGGCAAACAAAGTAGTGCCTAAGGAAGTTGACGGTGCGAAAGCTGCTGCTGACGTTGCAGGCGACATTAAAAAGTCTGCTCCATCACAAGCAACTCCACCTAAGACAAAAGCTGGTATGATCAACGCTATGTCCATGAAAATGCACAAGATGAAGAAAGAAGAGCTTACTGCTGCATACAATGCTATGCACAAAGAAGGCTATGAAGCAGATGACGAAGCTATCGCTGAAGGTACTTTTGATGAAGATCTTAAAGCACTAGTTGATTCTGAAGCAACTCTTTCTGAAGGATTCAAGGATAAAGCTGAGATTATTTTTGAAGCAGCACTTAAGTCTAAGCTAGCTAGCGAAATTGATCGTCTAGAAGAGCAATACACTGAAGAGCTTGCTGAAGAAACTGATCGCATTCAGTCGGAACTTGTTGAAAAAGTAGATGGCTACCTGAACTACGTAGTAGAGCAGTGGATGGAAGATAACAAGCTTGCAATCGAGTCTGGTCTAAGATCAGAAATCGCTGAGAGCTTCATGCAGTCACTTCAAACTGTGTTCACAGAGCACTATATTGAAGTACCTGAGTCTAAGATCGATTTAGTAGATGAATTGTCAAACAAGATTGATGATCTTGAAGAGCAAGTATCTACACAAACTGACGCTAACATTGAGCTTTCTGAGTCAATCAAAGAGCTTAAGCGTGAGAAGATCGTTCGCGACGCAGCTGTAGGTCTTTCAGAAGCACAAGCTGAGAAGCTTAAGTCTTTAGCCGAAGATGTAGATTTCGAAGATGAAGATAAGTTTGCTGACAAAGTAGACACAATCAAGGAATCTTACTTCAAAGAAACACAACCTGAAATCGTAAGTGAAGAAGCTAACGTTGATGGATCTGGTGAAGAGCACGAAGATATCGTTCTTTCTCCTGCTATGCAACGCTATGTGGCAGCACTTAAGAAAAACTCATAATTCTATAGGGGAATTTAAAAATGTTTAATGCAGACGCAAAACTTATGGAGAAGTGGCAGCCAGTATTGGAAGCTACTGAAGCTCCTGAATTCAAGGACAACTATCGTAAGTCCGTTACTGCTGCTGTTCTAGAGAACACAGAAAAAGCACTTGCTGAAGAGCGTGCGCAGCAGAACTTCCAACTTAACGAAGATGCTCCTACTAACTCAACTGGCGGTGCCATTTCTAACTGGGATCCAATTCTGATCTCATTAGTACGTCGTGCTATGCCTAACTTAATCGCGTATGATATCGCTGGTGTTCAGCCTATGTCTGGTCCTACTGGTCTTATCTTCGCAATGAAGTCTAAGTACAACGATAACGCATCAAGAACTGCTGCTACTGAAGCATTGTTCAACGAAGCTGAAACTGACTACTCAAGCTCTTCATTCAACGGTACTACTGGTACTGCACAAGGTGGTGCTCACGGTGGTGATTCTTCTTCACTTCCTGGTGCTGGTGCTGCTACTGACTCTAACAGCGACAACCTAGCTGACGACTTCGGTCTTGGTGGTGGTATGTCAACTGCTGATGCTGAAGCTCTTGGTGATGCATCTGGTAATGCTTTTGGTGAAATGTCTTTCACAATTGAAAAAGCAACTGTTACTGCTAAGTCACGTGCACTTAAAGCTGAGTACACAATGGAACTTGCTCAAGACCTTAAAGCTATCCACGGTTTGGATGCTGAGTCTGAGCTTGCTAACATCCTTTCTGCTGAGATCCTTGCTGAGATCAACAGAGAAGTTGTACGTACTATCAACTCACGTGCTAAGATTGGTGCACAACAAGGTGACATCAACTCTAAAGGTACTTTCGATCTTCAAAACGATGCTGATGGTCGTTGGTCTGTTGAGCGTTACAAAGGTCTTATCGTTCAAATCGAGCGTGAAGCGAATACTATCGCTAAAGAAACTCGTCGCGGTAAGGGTAACTTCATCCTATGTTCATCTGATGTAGCTTCTGCGTTGGTTGCTGCTGGTCTTCTTGACTACACTCCAGCTCTTTCTACTAACTTGAACGTAGATGATACTGGTAACACTTTTGCTGGTGTTCTTAACGGTCGTACTAAAGTTTACATCGATCCTTATGCATCACGTAACTACATTACTGTTGGTTACCGTGGTACTAATGCGTACGATGCAGGCTTATTCTACTGCCCATACGTACCATTAACTATGGTTCGTGCTGTTGGTGAGAACACTTTCCAACCTAAGATCGGCTTCAAGACTCGTTACGGCATGGTTGCTAACCCATTCGTTGGTTCAGCTCCTGGTAACGACATCGGTGCGGCTCGTTCGAACCAGTACTACAGAATCTTTGCTGTTAGCGATATCTTAGTATAATCGTAATACAGTAATAACTGTACTAAAGGGGGATCTTCGGATCCCCTTTTTTTATCCCTGCAACTTGTATAAATAAGAGTATAGGAGATAATTATGCCATATTCTAAAACAATTAATTTCAGTGATGAAGCAACTAATACTTCGATCGATCAGTTGACCTATGTCAATCCGGCCGGTTTTAAGCTTCTTATTGATAAATTAAAATATCCAAATGCTCAGTATACTATTCAAACTGCGGCATTGCCAGATATGACAATTGATGGTGCAGTATACAATACACCACAAAGAAACGTTTTCGAAGCACCAGACAAAGTAACTTATGGTGGATTTGAAGCTACGTTCCTTGTTGATGAATCACTGGTTAACTATACAGAGATCCATGATTGGATGCTTGGTATGGTTACACAAAAAGATGATGGTGTTCGTAAGATGCGTGATATGACATTGCAGATCCTATCATCACACAACAATGTTATCAAAGAGATTCAATTCGTTGATGCCTATCCAACATCATTGAGCTCTTTACCATTTGACACAACAATCACAGATATTCAGTACTTAGTTGCAAACGTTTCATTCAACTATAGCTATTTCAAAATCCTGTAAACTGTGATATAATATACACTGGATATATAGTGTATTAAGGATTATATTATGTTAGATATCGAAAAAATACTAGAAATGTGGAAGAAGGATTCAGAGATCGATGAGGTCAATCTGGATTCTGCTTCAAAAGATGCAGCTAAGTTGCATTCTAAATACCTTGACATTCTGTCAATCACCAAGCTCAAGCTGAAGAAGAAAGAAGCTGACTTCAATGTTCTATTGAAGGACAAATGGTTATACTATAACGGTAAACTATCACAAGCTGAAATCGACGCAAAGGGTTGGGAATACGATCCATTCAATGGTTTATCTAAACCTCTCAAAGGTGAAATGGATTTCTACTATGACTCTGATGATCATATCATTGCAGCGAAGGCTCACATTGATTATCTGAAGACAGTTATAGATACTCTAGAAGAAATAATGCAGAACATTAAGTGGAGACACCAGACGGTCAGAAATATGATCGAGTGGCGTAAGTTTACGTCTGGAGTATAATGGATATCATCAAGGTTAAAAAGAAGAATCACGCATTCTTACATGTTGATTGCGAACCATCAGTTGCAAATGAACTGTGTGACTTCTTTACGTTCTATGTCCCGGGTTATAAGTTCATGCCTGCATATCGTAATAAGATGTGGGATGGAAAGATCCGTTTGTATGATACTCGTAAGAAAGAGTTATATGCAGGACTATACAAATACCTTGAAGAATTTGCTGGAGTAGAAGGTCGTAATTATACTATTGAATTAGAGCATAACAACTTTTATGG